CGCTTGCGGCGTGTTGGAAACGATACGAAGTCGCGTGTAGCCAAGGCAGATTTCGATGTATTTGACCGTATGCGCCCTGCGAATAAGCGCAGTCACGACCCGATGCACCGCTTGGGTGCCAGATAATGAGCCGTGTTCGCCTGTATGATCACTGGTTCATCATGTTTTTCTCGGCGCAGCCGCGCTGGTATCAGCCATATGGGCGCTTTGTTCACCCGAAATACCGCCATTTATGCATGGTTCAGTACGATGAGGAGGTGGATCGGTTCATTGCGCTGGAGATATTTGGCGGCGGCGGGCAGATGAAAATGATGATGCCGTATCAATTCATTCGCATGGAGGACATGGCAACCGAGGTGCTGACTTGCATGTCGGAAGTTGATCCATACCGCCCTTACCTTCCCCGTTTGTTTACCTGTGTTTCTTTTTGCAAGCAGATGCTGGGTCTGAAGTGGCCGCTCGTCATCACCCCGTATCAACTGCGTTGTACGTTGCTACGAAAGGAGATCGCTACGAAGTATGAGTCAAAGCATCCAGAAGGTTTAGGAAATGGGGTTTATGGGCTCGAAACCATCAGTGCCGGCGCGTGATCCCGAGCTTGATCGGCAACTTGCTGAGCAGCGCGCGGAGAATGAGCGCATCAAGCAGGAGGCGGCCGACAAGGAGAAGCGTGAAAAGGAGGCGCGTCTTCGTGGTTTGCGCGGTTCTTCTTCTTTGTTCTCTAATAGCTTTGGCGGCTTTGACACAGAAGAAACCACCGCCGATCTGGGTGGCTCTTCAACCCTTGGCTCCGGGAATACAGCCGCATGATGGATGACCGTAAGGACGTTGATGAGCGTTGGAAGCGTGCTGAGAAGCGGGCCAGTAATTTCATTCAGTCATGGGAGGAGTGTTATGAGTTCACTCAGCCCAACCGCCCTTCGTTTTATGCCGAGGTAGAGGGTGAGCGACGGGATCACCGCATCTATGACAGCGCCCCTGTGACTCTGACGGCTGAATTTGCCAACCGGATGCAGGCTGGAATGGCCCCACAGGGTGCCAGATTTGCTGGATTGGTGGGCGGATCGGCTTTAACGGATGATGAAGAGCGTTCTATTCGTGATGAGCTTGGCAATATCACGGAAACGGTGTTTGAAGTTATCCATGAAAGCAATTTTTCGGACGCTTTGAATGAAGTTTTGATGGATTTATCCGTGGGAACGGCTGGTTTGCTGGTCAATGACCCCGGTAAAGCGCAACCGATTGAGAATGTGTCGGTTCCCCTGCCCTTTTTGCGCCTTGATAACGGGCCGAATGACAAAGTTGACACGGTATTCCGGTCTCAGAAGCTAAAGCCGCGTGACCTGGCTGTTTTGTGGGGCAAGGGCGTGACTGTCCCTGAGAAAATGCTGGGTGAAGAGAACGCCAACAAAGAATTTACCGTGCGCGATGTGGTATTCCGCGATTGGTCCGAGCTTGGGACGCAAACGTGGAAGTACAAAGTCTTTGCCGACTGCGACAAGGATATCTTTATCCACGAAGAGATATTTAAAGGCCGGGGATCTAATCCGTGGATTACGCCCCGCTGGTCCAAGACAAATGGGGAGTGTTACGGGCGAGGTCCGGTGTTCAATGCGCTTGGAGACATCAAGGCATTGAACCTGACGATGCAGTTAAACTTTGAAAACGCGGAAATGTCTCTCACGGGTATGTGGGAGGCGATAGATGACGGCGTTCTCAACATGGACACGATCATGTTTGTGCCGGGGGCAATTCTCCCCGTTGGCCCTAACGGGGGATTGCGTCCTCTCTCCCCCGGTGGGAACTTTGATCTGTCCATGTTGATCCTGAACGAGATGCGCGCGAATATTCGCAAGGCTTTGTTCGCGGATACGCTTGGTGCGCCCGAAGGTACACCAATGAGCGCAACGGAAGTGGCTCAACGCATGGCTGAGCTGAGCCGCACTGTTGGCGCTCCCCTGTCGAGATTGTGGAATGAGCTGTTTATTCCATATATCGAGCGAATTATCTTTCTGTTGAACAAGCGTGGCGTGATTGATCTGCCCAAAGTGAACGATAAGGTTATCGCCATTAAGGCAGAGTCACCGTTATCAAGGGCGGCTCGCAACGAAGACATCACCCAGTTCGCCAACTTCGCCGCGATAATGGGACAGGTCTTTGGTCCGCAGTCTGCGACCACGTATCTCAAGGATGACAAGATTATTCCGCAGTTGGCTGACTGGTATTCCCTGCCAGCCGAGTGGATACGCAATCCTGCCGAGCAGCAAGAGGTGGTGAACAACGCGATGACCGCCGCACAGGGCGCGCAAGAAATGGGTATGGACCCAATGGCCATGATGAAAGGGGCTATGCCTTGAACCTTGATGGCTTGCCTCTCTCTGAGAAAGTGGAAGAGGAAATTAACGAAGCCTTTAAGATCGCCTTTAGAGGCAAATCAGGCAAACTGGTTGAGCAGTATATCCGAAAAATCACACTCGATAGCGCTTTAATGCCGGGCGTTACACCTGATGAGGTGATGCATCGCGAGGGCGCGCGGTGGTTGGCAGCATGTATTGTAGAGAGAATAAACAGAGGACGAAATCCAAATGACATTAGCAGCAAGCGACACGCTTCAAGAGGTGGCGGCGTCAGCGAATACTTTGCCGGACGAAACACCGGACTCCGAGACGGTTAGCGCCACAGAAGAAGCGCAGCCACAGCAATCCAATGACATAACGGACAGACCTGATTGGTTGCCGGAAAAGTTCTGGTCATCAGGCAATGGTCCCCAGTTTGAAGAGCTTGCAAACTCGTATAGTGAGCTTGAGAAGTGGCGTATGAAGTCACGCGATGAGGCGCTTGAGCATTTCAAGGATGAGATCGTTGCGGAGTCAAAGGACGCCATACCGGAAGGTGTGCCGGAAAGCATCGATGGGTATGAGTTTAAGTTTGACGAGACTCTTTTGCCGGCAAACGTGAAGCCCGAAGAGTTTGTTGCCGAAGATGATGACCCCATGCTCGCATGGTGGAAGTCTCATTGCTACGATAACCGGCTGCCGCAGGATACATTTGAAAGCGGCATCAATGCTTTCCTGAAAGCAGACACCGAGAACTTTCCCGATCATGCGGGTGAGATGAAAAAGCTGGGGGAGAACGGCCCCGAGCGGGTAGCTGGTGTTTTGAGGTGGCTCGGTGCCAACACCAGTGAGAAGACAGCCAAAACCATGGGCATGGTAAAGATGTCTGCCGATATGGTTGAGGCTTTGGAAGAGATCCAGACCAGTACAGGAAGCCGTGTTCCGGTATCCAACACGGGTGCCAGCCAAGCGCCGTCCATAACCTCTGAAGATTTGCGGAAGATGCAGCAAGACCCCGGCTACTACAACGGCACCGATGCTGGATTGATCAAGAGGGTTCAGGAGGGCTACGCCCAGCTTTCAACGCAAAGGGCTACCCGCTAGGTACGTTGCTGCTTTGGGGGTCCGTCGTCAAATAATGCGAATTGACGGCCCCCAAGTGCATATGCGGCCCGCAAGGACTAACCGCCACTATCTCGAAGGGATTAACCGGGAATGTTGATCTTTAACTCAGGAGATAGAAATGGCGAACCAAGCCAATGATATCAATGATTCATTTGTTAAGCAGTTCGAGACAGATGTTCATTTAGCCTATCAGCGTATGGGCGCGAAACTTCCCCCGACCCTTCGAACGAAAGATAATGTTCGCGGGTCTTCAACTACTTTCCAGAAAGCCGGTGTCGGTGCCGCTGGAACCAAGTCCAGAAACGGTGACATCCCGATTATTAACCGCGATCACACCCCTGTTGAGTGTATCTTGGTTGATCACTATGCCGGTGAATACATCGATGAGCTAGATGAATTAAAACTCAATCACGACGAGCGCATGGTTGCAGCAACGAGTGTTGCCGCTGCGATGGGGCGCAAGTCCGATGAGCTGATCATCGATGAGATTGATAACAACGCTTCCAATGCAACTGCGAACGGTGGTGCGATTACTCTCGCCAAGCTCGAGCAAATCTTTGAAGCATTCGGGAACAATGATGTTCCTGATGACGGCCAACGGTATATGTTCGTTAGCCCTCAAGGTTGGACCGACCTGCTTGGGTTGGATCAATTCTCCAATGCTGACTACGTGTCACCTGAGAACCTTCCTTATCCCGGTTCTCAAATGACAGCCAAGAACTGGTTGTCCTTCACGATCATGACGCATTCCGGTTTGAATGTGGCGTCATCGGTTCGGACATCGATGGCTTATCACAAGACTGCTGTTGGTTTTGCTTCCGGCGCCGAGATCAAAGTCTCGATGGATTGGATGCCAGCCAAGTGGGCAAACCTTGTGTCTGCCGCGCTCTCTCAGCAAGCAAAGATCATCGATGACAATGGTCTTTTCAAGCTGAAACACACTGAAAGCTAGGAGGTGATCTAATGGCTTACGCAGCTTCTGGCCTAACGGCTTTAACCACGGGCAACAGCTTTACCCTGTGGCACTATTCGACCACGGATAATATTGCCACCATGAATACGGCGGCGTATTTCAACAACGCTTCAACTCAGCTTGGGGTGCGGGACATGATTATCTGTTCCGACACATCCACGCCAACGATGCATTTGGCAATCGTCTTGTCGAACGCAAGCGGCGTTGTCGATATCTCGGACGGGCTTTCCGTTCCGGAGACTGACGGAGACTAGAGATATGGGGAGGGTTAGCGCCCTCCCCTTTCTTCTGGAGGGCTTATGCCTCTTACGGATATTGAAGTTGCTTCCCGGTCCTGCGTGCTTGCAGGGCTTAATCCTATTTCGGGGTTCAACAACACGAATGACGAGGAGAAGGCCACTGAGGCTTTGTACCCCGGTGTCCGTGATCAGTGTTTAACGAGCTACTCATGGCGCTTTGCCGTGAAGGAGTCACAACTAGACCGATTAGCGGTTACACCCGTCAGCGGGCGCTGGGAGGCGGTTTATGACCTACCTTCCGATCTGTTGATGCTGCGCGCTGTCACCGTCAGCGGATATCGCACTCCGTATGACAGGTATGCAGAGCGAAACATCTACACCAACACCTCCGCAGATGACGTTGTTGTTGCGGATTATGTGTATCAGGTCGATGAGAACTTCTGGCCTCCGTATTTCACCAGATATGTGGAGCTGAAGATGGCGTCTGTTCTGGCGGCATCGATCACCTTGCAAGCTGACTTGTCTGAGTTGTTTGAGAAGAAGGCTCTGATGCAGTTCGCAACGGCCAAGCACATGGATGGGCAATCTCAAACCATGGGCTACGAGAGAACCAGAGCGCCGACCAACCGCTTCCTGTCTGTCAGGAGGTAGGGCGTGACGCGCAAACTTGAGCTGATCAATACAAACTTTTCGACAGGGCAGATTTCTTCTCACATGCTATCGCGTGAAGATGTGTCTGCTTATGCCGGTGCTGCCGAGACGCTGGAGAATGTGATCCCTCATATTCAAGGCAGCGTCAGCCGCCGCCCCGGCACCAAATTCCTGGCTGACCTTGGGGCTGACACACGGGTTATCGGGTTTCATTTCAAGGATAGCCAAGAGTATCTGTTCTGTTTGCAGAGCGGTGAAATCGAAGTTCGCAATCCGTCGACTGGCGCT